GGTGTAGATGAGCAATTTAGAGTCTGGTATCCAGTTGTGTTTACGTTTGAGTTAGTAAGAATTGATCCAGCATTTAGACATTGTGACTCTAGAGAATCGTTAACTACTTGCTCTGAAGAACTTGTGGCTTGTACCGATGCCCCATTTCCACAACACCCAGTTCCATAATATGTTACTGGTGCAGGAGTTGGTGTTGGTGTTGGGGTAGGAGTTGGTGTTGGAGCAGGAGTAGGTGTTGGTGCTGGTGAACAATAAGCTTGAGTTTGTTCGACTGTTGGGTATCCAGATGTTGAACATAAGGTAGATACGGTTACACAAGAAGACTCATTTGTAGTGGCATCATATGTATAGGTGTCTCCTGGTCCTGCATAAACTCTACAATACCAAGTGGTTGGTGTAGGTGTGGGTGTAGGAGTTGGTGTTGGGGTAGGTGTGGGTGTAGGAGTTGGCGTTGGTGCAACTACATAATTATACAAACTAAAGGCAACAGTAGTTTCATAGTCAACAAGTGTACTTGCAGATGGGTTCTGAGAGGCAACAAGATTATCTAAAGATTGATTTGATGTATTTACATCAGTACCCAAGGAATAATCAAGTCCAGAAGACTGTAGCGAAGATATGGCAGCAGATGAAGATAGGCCAGATATGTCTGGAACTAAAACCATTCCTTTTGATGATGCATAGTAACCAAATGCATTTACCATTGCATCACCTATGCCTTCAGATCACCAATCAAATGCCACTCATCTGAGCCAATCTTTGTTAGCATTGCTCCAGAATACTGAACGGAAATTTTATTATTATTATACTTGCTTCTAATCGTTACACCAGATCCAGAAGCAGCAACTATGCTAACTTCTCCAGTTCCGTAACGCATGACTTCAATCCTAGATCCAATTGGAAAATTAGCAGATGCTTCAGCTGGAATAGTTACTTCAAGATTTGATGTGCTATTTACCCTAATTAGCTTATCAACGTCATGAAGGGCGATAGTATACGATGCTGTCTTTTCATTTATAACAATATTATTATAGTTTATCCAGGTACCGCTAGAATAATACTGAATCTGGTTAATGGTATTACCCAAAGCATCCTGTCTAACAAAAACAACAATACCGTTTGATGGAGAAGTGATTACAGAATCACGAGCAGCTGGATTCTGGAAGTTGTTAACTCCAGCCTTTGCCTGCAATACCTCTTCAAAAGACACTGAAGAAGAAAAATCGTGATCTCCAGTCCAGTCATAGTTTGCTGCTGTATTTACTGGTGAAGAGATTGGGTACCAGGTACCGTCCTTATAGATATATGCTGGTCTTGGAGTATTGCTAATAGGCATTATGCACCAATCTCCCTCCAGCCAAGGTCCTCATCATAAATATACATTGTTAGTGGCGAAGAATCCTTATCTACCCACAGCATTCCGCTAGATAGATTTGTTGTTGGCTGAGAATTTTGATAAATTACTGATGGAATAGAGTATTCTGTTGCAAGATTTGCGTCAGAGTCTACCCAAATAAAACCATCTACTGGAGATATTGGCTCTGTAGCTGTGTAATCTGATCCAATTCCAGTATTCTCAACAGCATCTACCCTTGTGTCTAGTGCCTTTAGGTGACCAGCAACAGAGTTGGCTGGAATCTGAGATTCGTTAGTATTTGCTGGGTCATATGACTCTGATCCGTAGTGATATAGTCGGAGAGCAGCCTGAATGTCTGCTGCATCATCATACCCTGGCATTTTTGTTGGGTAGAGAGATCCGATATTTTCAGAAGCCATTAATTATCACCAGTTCAAATTATACCACAGTAATAAGCAAATGAACTGTTTTTTGACCTTCTATGGATGCCCACTCTGATTCTGAATACTCAATTGCATTAATTGATATTGGTAGAGAAACAAGATTGCTGACAATCTCAATTTCTGAAACTGATACTGCAATAGACGTGGGAGATGATCCAAGAACATTTACTTGAACATTAAAGTTTTCAGCGGTATAGTTTCCAATTAGGTCAGCTGGAACAATAGCTGCAATTGGAATATTGATGTCAATCTGACCGTCAACAAAAGTTCTTACGAGATTTTCAGAATAGATGTTTGGCGTAAGCTTAAAAAGCTTAGTCCATATTGGTTCTCCGTTATTTGGACCAGCGATATACTGATACATGAACTGATACTCGTCATCAGAAGCTAAAAGATTAATGTATGAATCGTAAGGCTGTGGGGTTTCTGGTAGAACTACCTCATCTGGCTTTCCTAGTCCATAAAGGATAAGGCTTCCACGATCTCCCTGAGGACCAAAGTCAACATCAACACTGATTTCTGCTGGACCACCAAGAACCGTTAGCTCATCGGAGGATAGTAGAACTTCTGCCATTATACTGCTCCAGATACATCTGCAGTTACTGATACCGTTCCAGTAAGCAAAGTATATACAATTCCATCAGCAGATTTAGCAACCTCAACGTCGTAAACGTATGATGTTCCAGCTGTTAGCTGTCTACCAACGGCTGGTGGAATCTTGCAGGTAACAACGCTATCTATGCTAATTGATGCCTGGCACTCAAACTGAGTAGCACCTGATCCCCTTGCGGTAGCAATAAAAAATTTAACAGAGTAACCAGATAGGTTAAACGTTGCACCAATAGAATTCTTTGGGTAGATCTTAAACTCGTAGGTATCACCCTCGTAGTAGTTGATATTATAAGTTCCTGGAAATGCCATAACTATTATTATAGCATGCTAACATACAGAAATTGTTATAGATGATAACCTAGCTAGTGCATCCATATCTGACCTTAACTGAACAGCTGCACCATTCATTTTTATAGTTTCACTATTTACATAAATTTTATGAGTAATAGAAAATTCATATAAATATTGGTACTTTAAGGTTCCAACAAGTGATGTTACACTATCGCTGGTTCCTGGCAACAATGTTCTACACCACAACTCTGTGTTATTCATAAAAGTTTCTACCTCAAAAGTATATGTAATTTCTACTTGAGATCCAATCTCTAACCACTTTAGGTTTATCTTTTTTGAGTTATCATTATAAAGACTAGTAGAGTTTCTTGGTAAGTACTTTTCTATTGACTTATCTAGATCTAAAGTAGTTGTTACCCATCCATCAATTCCTCTAGATACCCCAATTGGTGTCATATTTTGTTTTTTGCCAGTATACTTTGCCCAGCCAGAATCTTGCTCATATACTGGCAAGTATGTTTTACCATCTTTTCCATTTTTACCAGGCTTTCCTGGATCTCCAGCAGGACCAGGATCTCCTTTTTCTCCACGATCACCCTTTTCACCTCTTGGCCCTTGAGTACCAGGGTCACCAGGAGAACCTTGAGGACCTGGAACTGGAATATACGATATCTGATAATCTATATTTTGAGATTGCTGTGCCACTTGAGCATATCCAGCTTTTTTGCCAGATGGAAAGTCCATGCTTTTGCTGACCGACACCATTCTCCTACTTAGAAATCTTAAAAACTTTTCCCTTAATCTTAATTACTGGTGGAAGATTAGGGGTATTGTTTGAAATTTTGATAACTGGCATTATAGACTTCCTCCAGTGACATCTCCAAGAACTGTAATAGTTCCAATAACTGGTGTCCAGATCGTGTTATCAATAGTTACCTGAAGATCAAAAGCTAGCTCTGCAACTGTGGAAGAATACCCAGTACCCCAAAATCCTGTAATCTCTGAAGAAGCAGTAATATCTACATACCCAATACCTGAAGACACTTCTAGCTCATCAAGAACATCTCCACGGAAGTCATAAGTGGTAGCAGCAAACTCCCAATCAGAAGTATCAAAAGGAGTTACTTCGTCATTTTCAAAGAATTCAATACGCAAGGATGAGGTATCACCTCTAACAACTTGCCATTTAACATTAGCAGGGTTAGCACCAAAAATTTCAGGAGAACAAGACATAGTAATATTATACAACCATAATAAATAAAAAAGCTAGTACTCAGGATGGTGGGTATGAGAGACTACCCTGAGCACTAGCATATAAAAGTATATCAGAAAATAAATGTCAAGATAACAGAATTATAACAAGTCAAGTAAATAAAGGGTTGTTATAAGTAGTATATACAATTGTTATAAAAGTGTTATCAAAATAAGACTTGACAAGGCATCAGGATTTGGTAGTATATATATTAATTAAATAAATATATCTAGCTAGAAATATATCTAGTTATCTAGGTATATAAGTGCTTAAATATATTATATATAGTATATTACTTATTATTAGAAGACAAATGGTCAATTAATGCATCAAGCATTTTGTCAATTTTCTTTTCAAGCTTGTTGTGCTGAGCCTCTACTTTGATCTCAATCTCTTTTTGCCTTGCTTCCAGCCTTGTTATCTGATCTTTAATACTTGATCCACTGTTTGGCTTTAGCTCTGCTTTAATTTCATCGAAGTAATGTCTTGTTAGCCAGCGTACTCCTAATCCTGCTGATGTGATGATGGTAGTAATTCCTACAATAATACCGATCCAGGATTCTATTGACATAATATAACAATTATAGTTGCTTTTTTCATTTCTGATACAATATGTAGTATGTCTATCTATCATCTACACATACCCAGGACTAGTGGTGGATCACTCAGAAAAGAAATTATCAATAATTCAAGTTTTAAAAAAATATTATCTGGTCATAATACAAAGATAAGCCTTGATGATTTTAAAAGTTCTAGCTTTATCAGTGGACATTATGGTATTGGTCCAGCTAGATATTCTAAAAAAACTTTTACAATATTACGAGATCCTAATGAACTCACCTATAGTTACATAAAATATTTAACTTTTGTTCCAGATAATACAGTAGCTAATGAAAAAAGTCTTGTTAAATATTTAAATAATAAAGACTTAAGTAGTTCTGTTACAAACGTTATTTCAAAATTTCTAACACTTGATACAAATATAGAAAAATATAATAGTAACATTCATGACCACATAACTATGGCAAATAATTCCTGGTTTTTGAAACAAAAAAGCTTTTCTGAAAATGATGTTATTTCTAGCATTTTAAAAAATAATATAAAAATTTTTTATTTTAATGACAAAGATTTATATCAAAACATTGGAAACTTCTTAAATATAGATATTGATATAAATCGCATTGAAAATCTAAATGTTTCTATAGACGAAGACTCCCATCTTTATGAAAAATACTTCGATAAAATTAACTCATTGAACAATATTGACAATGCTGTCTTTGCATCAGTTAAATCTTTAGTATAATTTATAAATGACAACAATTAGCAAACATGGCAAATGGGGAGTTATACAGCTATCTGACGTTAGCCTGAGTAATTTAAAGTTAGAAATATTACAATTTCATAACGAATGGCTTGCAGACACCTCCAGGCAGACTACTTTTACTACTCATGAACACACTTTTATGTACAAGTTAATTGATTTTGATTATGAGTGGTACCCACAAAAACCTTGCAGCACTAAAATTATGAATAAATTATCTTCAGAATCTATGATTGAGCTAAAAAAGATCTATAATTACTTAGAAAAGCATTGCGACGGCAGGGTAGTTCACTCAGAAATCATAAATATGAAGCCAAATAGCAGAATAAGGATCCATAAAGATCGTGGAGACCTATTGTATGTAGCAAGAAGATTTCATATTCCAATTAAAACAAACCCAGAAACATTCTTTATTGTTGATGATGAAAAGTATTTATTGAATGAGGGTAGTCTCTACGAATTAAATAATATTCAGTACCATGGGGTTGTTAACAATAGCGATGAGTATCGAATACACTTGATTATAGACATCCTGCCCACTGAGTTTTGCGAGAATGTAGAGTTTCAAAATGACTAATAATTATCCAGGCTATCTATGTCCATTTTGCTATAGCAGCTGGAGTTGCGAAGGACCGCATATCAAAGAAAAAGATTTAGATTCGTTTTATAGAAGGATTAGCTATATAAGCGACGACCTAGCTCAGCTGGCAAAAGAAACAGTTGGCGAATACGCAAAACAAAACAATATTGATCTGTTAGAGCTTGGCGAAATTTTATATCAAAAAATAAAAAATAGACAAGTTATTTAGCTCGGCGGTATATAGAGATACCCTGCACCCTCCCCACGTCCCGTGCCCTATGTGCAAGTATCCTAAATATGCCAGGTATTGACAATAACCCAGATATGTTATAATATATCCATGGGAGACGTAACATTCTTTGATCTATTTGATCCAAACCAACCACGATCTGATAAAGAACTAATCGAATCCCGACTAGCCATATGCAATAAATGCGAATGGTTTGACAAACGACTTGTCAAATGTCGCAAATGTGGTTGCTTTATGAAATTAAAGAGTACGCTTAAGCAAGCGGAGTGTCCGATGGGAAAATGGTAATGGATAAGTATTTGATTGTAGCTAAGATGGTAGCTATTGCAGAAAAGAATAATCAGGAAGCTATGCAGGGAGCAGGTATGGACCCTACTGCTGTTATGGCTATGGCTGATCAGGTTAGACCACAGTTATTCAAGATTCAGGAAGAGATCCTGGATACTCTAGTTGATAGTGGTGTTATTAGTATTAACGAATAGTATTGAGATTCGTCAAGATGACTTTACAATGCTTGACAGCAAATACCGTCCAAAATTTATAGTTTCCAGAATGGGTATTCTGTTAACCAAATAGGCAAAGAATATCTATCTTCATTGATCTTTTCTACTAGATGTCTATACTGTAATGGTCTTGATGGAAATATCACAAAGTCTCCTGGTTCTGGATTATATTCATAGTTGAATTCAGGAAACTTTAGTTTTCCACCGCTAGTCATCTTATTCAAGTATATTACACCACCATATTTAAATTGCATATTCAAACCACCATCAGTATCAGTATGCTCTTCAATAGTTGCTCCACTTGTTTGCTTAGCTATAAAAAAACTACAAACCATAAGATCTTTTCTATTATTAAAAACTTCTTTTACTTTTGCTTCAACCCTAGGAAAGAGATCCTGCTGCAGTTTATCCGCTATGTCAGATACCTTGTCAAAAGTTATCTCTGACTTTTCTTTATGGTTGATATCTTTTCCAAACATAAGTACCTTGCGTGTATTTCCAGATACAGCACTAACTCTAAACTTATGTTCGTTGTCATTTATGTACTTTATGTAAAAGTCAACTTCTTCTGGAGATAAAAAGTCTTTGATTATTTTAATCTCTTCTATACCCATGTCTTTTTCGAATTTCATGTGTTAATTTTACCATACCCACTAATCTTCAAAATGATATAATAGACCTATGCTTAAAGAAGAACTTGTTGCAATAATGTCAGACGTAATTGAAGAAGTTAATCGCAGACATGCCATAAGCAATAATTTAAATATGCAAGAATATGAAGATGGTCTTGTTTGGTCCAGAGCTGGATTAGACTATAACAACGAAATGATAGTAGAAGAATTGGTTCGTAGAGGAATCATTGAGCTAGAGGATTAGTAATATGGAATTTAAATATAAGGCTAATCCAGAAATTGCTTTTGAAATATATAAGGATAATGGACAGTCTGTTACTTTTGATACCGCCTTGTTTGATGCAACATTGATTGTTAAAGCTCCAGATGAAGAGACTGCTGACAAGATCAGAATGACTGTTACTGATATCAGAATGTGGGATAGGGTTTAATACCTGGCAAATCTGAAAAAATTTTTAAATTAGCCAAAATCTGAATATTTTATAAAGATGTACGATACATCACTACACACAAAAAACACTTAAGATTAGTCCGCACACACCCGTACGACCATAAAAATAAAAAATATCTTGGGCACCCGTACGGGATCAGCGTTATAAAAATGTTACCTACTACGGCGTGTCTGACTTGACAATGTCAGTGCCAGGCACTAAATTATAAGTATAAAGAAAGAAGGAAAAGATGAAGAACCAGAAAGCATTCTCACTAAAGGCAATCCTAAAGGCTGGCAAGGGACGCAAGTTCTAAAAAGTCAGACCCCTAATCCATAATAGACTTATCAAACAAAGGATAGAAATGCTAGTAACAATCAGAAACAACGACAACACGGAAACCACTTTTGGCTTTGACCCACAGCACAAGTCTGAGGCTATTGGTTTCTATACCAAGATGTATTGGGCTCAGAAGATTCAGGGATACCGCATTCAGTTTGATGACGGTTCAGTATTCAACATTGGAGCAAACTAATGGATACTCAAGAACTAGAATACCTAATTGGACTAATTGACATAATGCTAATGGATGAGGAGACAAACTAATGCTAGTAGAGATTTTGCTTTGGGTAGCATTTACCTTTTTTGGTCTAGCATTGTTTAGTGGTAACTAATGTCTACCGTTGTAATATCACTAGCAGGATCCGCATTCATTGGATACCTATACTTCAAGATACTACTGGCAGGCATCCCAGTAACCATCCCATTCATCAACGTTGTGATCTCTCTATAGATACGGCGTGTCACTTTACATATACCCTGGAAAGGGGCTCGGGCCCCAAATGTAACAGAATGATAACAATCTACGAAATACGCTAAAAAAGCCCCATAAATGTCAGACCCCTATGGTTGAATAATAGTAGTTAGAAAGGATACACAATGGATACCATCAGATACAAGCAGTTGGACTCTCTAAACCTAGATGAGGTAAAGAAGGAATTCTTGTTCTTCATGGAACACGCTGAGCGTGTGAGTTGGGATGTGTCTGATGAAACTATCAAATACATGAACCAATTAGATAGTGTTATCAAAGCGTTATCATAAACGGCGTGTCACAACTAAAAAATGTCAGACCTACCTGTTATCTTATAGGTAGTTAGAAAGTAGGAAATATGTTCAGAGTAGTAACGAGTGGATACCTAGTAGAGTGCGACTCTTGCGGTAATGAGGAGATTGCTCCTAATCTCCGTATGGCTAAGTCTGCTTTTGACTTCCACGAGTGTTCAGACAAGCCTAACAAGGTATCAGACTACACTCTAGTAATGGCTAATGACCCTGTGGAATTGGTCAAGCCTATGTTTAGTACTAGCCAATACTAGGTCTAGTGGCTAGGCTCCTGGTCTACCACCAGATCTAGGCTCGAGCCCATTTTGTTATCATTTTGTTATCTTACGTTGCTTGACATTATTTCCCCAGTATGTTAGGTTATAGCTATAACGAAAGGATTTTTCATGGAAGACATGGCTCAGGATTTTGGTTGGTCGCTTGATGATTTCTGGGAGGAGGAGCCTCTTACCCCAGAGGAGCAGCTTGCCTCTGATAGGGCACAGGCTCGTATTCGTGAGGAGGAGGCTCTTGGTGAGCTGTATGCCTCCAGATACGCATTTGACTAAATGTCAGATGTGTGGTCTACCCCCAGATCTAGGCTCGGGGGCCCTAAATGTAGTGGATCAATGTTGTTAAGACACTAGATATAGTATCCCCAGAAAGTTTATAACAGATTTATAACAGATAGGTAAAAAGGGGTGTTTTGCTACCTAAAATGTCAGACCCACCCTGTAGAGTTTTAGTAGTTAGAAAGAAGGAATAAATGACTTACAGCAAAGAAGCACACGACCTACTAAACGAGGCTCTAGAATTGCTAATCGCTAAGGCTGAGCGACCTTACCCTAGAATGGTTGGGTATCTAATGCCTAATGTGGATTTGGAAACCGCTAAGCGTATTTTCGAAATGGTATCAGAGTGGGAAGGTGATAAGTAATGGAGAAATTTCGCAAACTAGACATTCTCTCACTCTCAGAGGTTGAGCGTGAAGTAGACATAATGATAGAAATTATCGGAGATAGAATTCCTGATAATGAAGAAATCAAACAAGTATCAGAGTTGATTAGCCTAGCCAAGTCACTAGGCACTAAGAGAAGTTGGTAACCATTCACCCTAGAGAATTGCCAGGCGTAAAGATAACATACCGCCAAAGAGGTAAAAGGATAAATGACAATTTTGTTTTCGCTCCCACCCACGCCTGTATGCTTTGTAAAGTAGGGGTTCAGGTTTGGAACGCAGATAAATTCTGGGCTAAGCATAAAGCCTGTATCCCACTTACCAAACAGGAATGGGTTGGTCTATAGTATTCCGTTATCGGAATGTGATCGCCCCCGAGGGCCCAACATCTAGTGATCGTTACTATTTAAGAAACTACATCTAGGATCCCCGAAAAATGTCAGACCCCTCTGCTAAGTTTGTATTAGTTGAAAGGAAGCCCTATGTATAAGTTCAAGGTGACTCACAAGAGTCTAGAAGTGTCCACCATTCACGCCAGCGATGACCAATTCTCTGACACCCTCTCCCTAGTAAAGAGTTGGTTTGATAACGGTTGGATAACGGCGTGGAGTCTTGAGGGTAAAATGTCAGACCCCTCTGCTAGGGTTTAGTTAGATAGAAAGAAGGATAAATGTCAGAACAGATTTGCGTGTTTTGTATGAACTTGGTGAACGACTATGTTTGCCACGAATGTAACGACTACAAGGGCTTGATGTCCCTGAAAGACGCTGAGAGTTATCTTGGCGAGGACTTCCCACAAGAGTATAAGGAGTTGGCATAATGACTACCGCTGAACTAGAAGAACTAATTTTCAAGATTGACCTAATGCTATCAGGCGATAAAATGTCAGAGGGTGTTGGTAATCTATTCTCAACTAAGGAAAGCGAGTAACAATGATTTTTTACAACGGATTCAACCTGCTAGTAGACCTAATTCTAGTTTCAGTTGCGGTGCTAGTAACCTACCGCCTAACTAGGAGAAACAGCCACAAGGCTCCCTTCTAAACGACACGCCGAAGCCAGGACTTGACAATCCTGAGCTTTTGGCCTCGACGGCGACCTAGATCTAGAAACTCTTTACGTAGATTACAAAAGATTTCGCTAAAATGTCAGACCCCTATGGTAAGTTAGTTTTAGTTAGAAAGGATACACAATGACCCTATACACCAAGCCAGACTCAGACCTCAGAATCTGTGTCTTTTGCTACACCACTACCTACGCCTACATCTGCCCAGAGTGTAGGGAATACAAGGGGCTTATGCCAATCCCTGATGCTGAGGCATACCTAGAGGAAGACTTACAGCAATACCTCTAAAATGTCAGATACCTATGATAGGTTTATCTTATCAACCCCTAAGGAGCAAAATGATTTGTCAATGCGAAGACCGTCCATGTTGTGGCTGTGACTCTGATGTATACCAGCCTTATGGTCAGTCCCCAGACTACTACGACTGGGAGTAGGCCTCGGGCCCCCAACCAAGATCATAACTAGTTTACGAAGCAAATTAAGAATCTCCCAAAACTTCCCCTAAAAATGTCAGACCCCTGTGGTAGTCTTTTCTTATGTTAGGTAAAAGGAATGAAGCGAGAAGAAGGGCAGAGTCCAAAGAGTTGTTTGGACAAATGCTAAAGGCTGGCAAGAAGCAAATTGTTACCCCAGAAAAATACAAGGGCACTCGCCAGAGCAACACTAGCAAGGCTATTAGAGAGAGTAGGGATAATGACTAAGATGGAATCTCACTTTGGACATAATGTCGTAGTGGCAAGGTATACTGATGGTATCGCTACCCCCGTTTATTCAATTGAGTGTGAAGACTGTTATGAGGTAGTCTTCGGAGAAGAGTATGATGAGCAAGTATAACTGTTCTAACTGTCAGAGGCTTCTACGCCCAGAGAAGTTTTACATTCAGGGTATCAATAATGTCTGTGCCCCGTGCTATGCTGTAATGGTTCAGCACCCGTCAGCAAGAAAGTTGGTAAAGTAATGGCAGACTATGAAATCGAAATCACACGCAGATACAGAGTAAACGCAGATAGCGAGGAACATGCTCTCGCTAGTTACAGGGTTGTCTTTGATGACATTCCAGCAAACCTAGTTGGGCTAAATCAGGAACAGGTTATTGACTTTGATGACTTTGAGTTTCTAGAGGAAACAGGCAAGGCAGTGTGGGCTGGGGCATAAATGTCAGACCCCTATGCTAATCTGTAACTAACTTAGAAAGGATACAAATGGAATTGACGGAGAAGTTGACTAAGAAACTCAGCGAGGTTCTTGAGCGTGAGTTGACTGGAGTTGAAAAGGCAATTGTTGACTGGACTATCATTCAACTAAAGTATGGAAACCTAGAGGAGGACAACTAATGGGAAAACTTCAAGCAATGGAAATGGCAGAAATGCTATCTATGGAAGACGCTATCGCTTGGCACTTACAGAGCAACCACTATCCACCTGTGCCACTATCTATGGTTGAGCCTTGTATTGAGGCTATCCAGAATGCCCTCGCAGGTGACTGGTGGAAGCCAGTAGAGTTGCCTAAGCCAGTTTCATACAAGGGCAGTAGCCACGCACCTACTTCCGCTATCATTGAGCAACACCACCTTGACCCTTGGCTGGAACTTGATGAGGAGGGACTGGAGTAATCCAGCCCTCTGGGCCCGAGGCCTGATCACGATCCTATAACAGGTTACGATTACGTACTAAAATGTCCTACCCCTAGGCTATACTGTAGTTAGTTAGAAAGGTATAACCCCAATGCTTATTCGTTCAAAAGATAGAAAAGTTACCAACGCTGTTTCCCCTAATGGCAAGACACCTACAATTGCTAATACCTTTGGTCTACCCTCTGGAAAAGCCTATAGCTGCCCTGGAGCTACTTCCGTATGTGAAAAGATTTGCTATGCTGGCAAGCTTGAAAAGGTATACAAGGGCGTAAAGGATGTTCTAGTTAACAACTGGGAGCAGCTGAAAGACGCTAAGTATGAGACTATGGTCTCCCTACTTGATGAAATGATTATTAGTTTCAAGGCTGACTGTGACAAGCGTAATGCTGACAAGCTATTCAGAATTCACTGGGATGGCGACTTCTTTAATGTCACCTACACTATCGCTTGGGCTACTGTAATCAAGAAACACTCTGATGTTCAGTTCTGGGTTTATACCCGTTCAGACTTTGCTGTTCCAATTCTCAAGGGTATTGCTAACCTGTCACTATACTTCTCAACTGATGATGATAACTGGCAGCTAGCAAGTAACCTAAAGACACTTCATGATGTCAAGCTTGCTTATCTTGCTAACAACTTTGCTATGGGTAAAGAACGCATGTTGTCTATCACGCCAAAGGCAGCTATTCCATGCCCTGAAAATGCTAAGAAACTGCCACTGATTAGCGATAAGGGCTCTGCCTGTGTTACCTGTGGGCAATGCGTATTCGAACGCAATGACATCCTGTTCAGTGCTAGTAAAAAGTAATTGACAGCATTCTGGATAAGGAATATAATATATTGTGGATAATATAGGAATAATCATAGTACTTCTCTTAATGGCTATAACGTTAGTGTTAACCAATAAGAAATAAACTCATAGGGGAATATGGGACGGTCCGCATATCCTTTCTAACTAACTCGCATTGCGGACCACGTCCTGGCTATGACGTTAAACTGGCCACCTAAACGCCCGAGGGCAGATCACAGATCCATAACTGTTTACGATTAAGATATAAAATGTCCTACCCCCCAAGTATAATGGTCTTATTAGTTAGAAAGGTAAGTATGGACGAGCAAGCAGTAGAAATCAGAGAGAACCTAGCAGAATACTACGCTAACCCAGAAGAGTATTCTCTCCAAGACTTTGAGGACATCTTTCAAGACCGTGACCCTTTTGAGTTTCTATAATGGCTCAGGTAATCGTTAGAGTTGAGTATGATAATGGTGACTACACCACATACCGTCAGAACTTCAACCCCCTTGTAGATGCCAAAGTTTACGCAAGAATGGCTAGAATTCAAAGGGCAAGGCAAGAAGCATGGGAAGCTAAATTGCCATTCAATAGAGCAAAGAAGCTTTACCGTGAGCTACTAGCAGCAGGTATTGTTCATAAGGGACAAATAATTACTAATGCTGAAGCCAAAGAGCTAGCTAAAAAGCTTGAGCCACAACACCTATTCTAAAATGTCATACCCCCAATCTATAATAATCTAAATAAGAGAAAGGCACTATCATCGGAACCAGAGGACTAACTAAGGTTGTAGACCGTAACGGAGTAACCAAGGTTGCTCAATACGGACAATGGGACCACTACCCAAGTGGGCAGGGTCTAACGGTGCTAGAGATTCTACTCTCTCGCCACAATGCGGTAACTCTATTAGAGTTGGCTTTGGATAAGTGCCACTTCGTTGATGATGTAGAGCGTGAGAAGATTTATGCTGACTACAATGCTAAGTATGCTGATGTTGTTGAGTATGGACAGGATAACCTTACCTCTATCCTTCCTAGTTTTAGTAGGGATACAGGAGCAGACATTCTAAATGTTGTGATTTGGTCTGCTGGTTCTGTTCCGTTGGTTGACGAGTCAGAGTTTGAGAATGACAACCTATTCTGTGAGGGTGTCTATGAAATCAACTTCCAGACTAATAAGTTTACTAGCAAGTTTGGTGGGCAGGTTGTAGAGTATGCTCTTGATGAGTTGCCAGACAGGGACACCTATCTCAATGCGTTTACACCTCAAGATGTGATGGCGTAACCAAACCACTGCCCCTGGACTTGACATCTGGGGGCTAGTGCCTCGGGGGCCCACACGATCTTTGTCAATTTACGAAACCTACAAAAAATCCCCCAAAACTTTGTAAAGAAATTAGTGTTTCCCTCTTGTGGTTTGTCCATTTTTCTGGGATAATTGAGTATCAGAAGTTCTGATAAATAAATCAAAACAGACCTTGAGAATAGGTCGGAATAGGAAGCAAAATGTCAAACCTAACTGTTGGCTCACAGTTCACCACCGCTAAGTCTGGCGTGTCAGGTGTAATTCAGGAAGTAATCCAGAACAAGAACGGCTCTTTTCGTGTCCGTCTTGATGTAAACGGTTCAGACCGCTGGACTACCGTAAAGTAATGTAAGACTTGGGGGGTAGCGTTTCTTATCCTTTCTCTACCCCCCTCTTACTAAAATGTCAGACCCTACCCTTATAATAAACTTACCCTAAAAGAAAGAGATACAATGTCTGGAAAGATTATTGCTCAGAAGAAAAACCAACGCCTAACCATTCGCACAGAGAAGTGGAACACTAAATCTGGCGAGGGTATCAAGGCAGTTGTTCGCAACCCTAACGGCACTTTTGATGGTGCTACCAACCAAACTCGCTTGGTAACTATGCCACAGGCACAGGTTATTGAGAAGGTCATTGTCAAGACTGTTACTGTTCCTGCTCCTCGCAAGAAGATTCTAGGACTGTTCTAAAAAATGTGCTGGGTATCACAATAAACTACCCAAAATGTCACACCCTTCCCCTATAATGTAATTACCCAAAAAGAAAGTAGATAGAAATGGCTAGAACCCTTTCCGTAAAAATCCCAACC